AAATATGCAAAGTATGTTCAGGCTTACAAGAAAATTCAATCAACCTCTCAACAATTGGGATGTATCTAACGTATCCAATATGAAAGGTATGTTTTATTGCGCAGGATCATTTAATCAACCTCTGAACAATTGGAATGTGTCTTATGTTAAATACATGAATTGTATGTTTTATTTTGCGGATTCATTTAATCAACCTCTAGATAATTGGAATGTATCCAATGTAATTGATATGAGTGGAATGTTTTCTTGCGCGGAATCATTCAATCAACCTCTTAACAATTGGAATGTATCCAATGAAATTGATATGAGTGGAATGTTTGATGGTGCAAAATCTTTTAATCAACCTCTCAACAATTTGGATATGATTAAGCGATGCATTGTCAATTTGGATGTGACTGAACAAGATGAAACTGTACCGGAAGAAACTATTAGTAGAGCTCATATGATTAGAACTTGTACTGGTATAATTGCCGTAGATGTTGTCACTTTCATAGTTTATGAAAGGGATACAACCGGGCAATTTAGAAAAACTTCCAAATATTGGGATATCAACACACATACAGCAGTATTTAGAGAATAAAATGCAATTCTTCCTCCAAATTCTCTTCGAATCTTGCGAATAACTTGGAAGATATTATGAACGATATCATGTATAGAAAAGTAAACGAACTAACTAAAAAACAAAAAAACAAAAAAAACAAAAAAACAAAAAAAACAAAAAGTAATGCTACCACAATTATATTAATAATGTGTCGGGTCCCAAGTCCGGAATACTAAAGCTGCAGAGGGTAAAATTTAGTTTTAAATTGTTTTTTTTTAAACTGATTATAATTCCGAGTCCCAAGTCCGGAATACAAAAGCTGCAGAAGGATATTTTTTTAAATTTGTTAAGAATAATAAATTTATTAAGGATATGTTTATTTTAAGAATGTTATATTTAAGAATGTTATATTAATAATTTATATAAGATTAAAATAATAAATTTAGTTAGTTATAAATAATATGGAAAATTCAAAAAAAAAACCTCTGCGCGCAGGCGGCATAATTTTTAATAAAAAAAATACTCACATAGTACTTGTGTTAAATAGAGAATCATTTTTAAAAAAAGAATATAAATATGGTTTGCCGAAGGGTCACTTGCAAGATCATGAGAAAGATTTACCACATTTAGGAGCACAACGTGAAATATTAGAAGAGATTGGTATTTTTATGCCTATTACAAAAGATACAATATCTATATCAATATATGATACGATATATTATGTATTAACTTTAGATAAATTATATAATCCAACATTTCAACCTTATGATACAAAAGAAATAATTTTAGCTGAATGGGTACCTATAAATAGATTAGAATATTTAAATGCAAATAGAACTTTGGCAAAACTGATTAAGAAATGGAATAATATTTTTTATACTAATACTCATTTAACAAATTGAAGTGTGTTATATTCCAATAATGATAATAAAACAATAATGATAATAAAAATAAGATAAAAATAAGATAAAAAATATAATATAAGATTAAAAATATAATATAAAATAGAAAATGGCTACTCCGAAAGATATGGCAATTGGAATTGATTTAGGGACAACTTATTCTTGTGTTGGTGTTTATATGAATGATAGAGTAGAAATTATAGCAAATGATCAAGGGAATAGAACAACCCCTTCTTATGTTGCATTTACTGAAACGGAACGTTTAATTGGTGATAGTGCTAAGAATCAAATATCAATGAATGTTGAGAATACAATTTTTGATGCGAAGCGATTGATTGGTAGAAAATTTTCAGATAGTGCTGTTCAATCTGATATAAAACATTTTCCGTTTAGTGTATTTTCTGGTGAAAATGACAAACCTATGATGGAAATTGTATATAAAAATGAAAAGAAAGTTTTTTCTGCGGAAGAAATTTCATCAATGATTTTATCTAAGATGAAACAAGTTGCGGAAGATTATATTGGATCTAATGTAACTAAAGCGGTGATTACTGTTCCCGCTTATTTTAATGATGCACAACGTCAAGCAACAAAAGATGCTGGTACTATTGCTGGATTAGAAGTTCTTCGTATAATTAATGAGCCAACCGCCGCAGCTTTAGCTTATGGATTGGATAAAAATAAAACAGAAAATAAAGAGAAAACGATATTAATATTTGATTGTGGTGGAGGTACATTTGATTGTTCTTTACTATCTATTGAAGATGGTATTTTTGAAGTATTGGCAACTGCTGGTGATACTCATTTAGGTGGAGAAGATTTTGATAATCGTGTTGTTGATTATTTTTGTGAAGAAATAAAACGAAAATTAAAGAAAGATGTCAAATCTAATTCTCGTGCTCTTAGACGACTTAGAACTGCTTCAGAGCGAGCTAAACGAACCTTATCTAATTCAACACAAGCTTGTGTAGAGTTAGATAGTTTGATTGATGGATTAGATTTTAATTCCACAATTACTCGAGCTCGTTTTGAGGACATATGTGCTGCAGATTTTAGAAAATGCATGACACCTGTTGAGAATGTATTGAAAGATGCCAAAAAATCCAAAAATGATGTTGACGAGATAGTTTTAGTTGGTGGATCAACTCGTATTCCAAAAATTCAATCCCTTTTAAGTAATTATTTTAATGGAAAAGAATTAAATAAATCTGTTAATCCAGATGAAGCTGTTGCTCATGGTGCATCTGTTCAAGCTGCAATTTTAACTGGTCAAGATTCTGATACATTGAATGATTTGTTATTAATGGATGTGACCCCTTTATCTCTCGGATTAGAGACATCGGGTGGTACAATGACAAAATTAATAACAAGAAATTCAACAGTACCTTGTAAAAAAACTCAAACCTTTTCAACATATTCTGATAATCAACCTGGTGTATTAATTCAAGTTTATGAGGGTGAAAGAAGTTTAACAAAAGATAATAATTTGTTAGGTAAATTTACTTTAGATGGTATACCTCCTATGCCGCGAGGTCAACCTCAAATTGAAGTATCTTTTGATATTGATTCAAATGGTATTTTGAAAGTAAGTGCTGAAGAAAAATCAACTGGAAAAATTCAAAAAATAGAAATCCAGAATGATAAAGGTAGATTATCGCAAGATGATATTGAAAAGATGGTTGCAGATGCTGAAAAATTCAAAGCAGAAGATGAAATGAATATTTTAAAAATTGAGAAAAAGAATTCTTTAGACCAAATTTTATATTCAGGTATTTCTTCTGTAAAAGATACAAATCCAGAATTATTAAATTATTTAAAAGAAATACAAGATTGGTTGCAAAATAATCAAGATGAGGACATAAATATTTATGAGGAAAAAATTAAAGAAGTTAGTGAAAAAATTCAATCAATGTCTGTAAATACAGATGATACAAATAATGAAACAGTAGATATTAATGAAAATGTTGAGAGTCAGGTAAATGATATTAATAATGATCAAGTAGATATTCAAGAAATTGATTAATTTAATTAAAATATTTTTAGTTTTTGTCACAAACTTCTACAAGATAATTCCAACCATCAAAAATAGAAATTACACAAAACAATAGCTAACAATGTTAGAAAAAACACTATATAATGACCAAATAGTATTGGGCATATCTCCTTTACGGGTATAACGAATAAACTTTTTAGCTACAATGTATCTTCATATCATAAGATATATCGGACACATATATTAAAAAAAACATAGAAACTGGAATTATTCTGTTTACTTACTATTTAATATAAATTTATATATATAGTTGTTTTGTATATTCGTTCTATGTTTTGAATGACAATATTGTATAGTTTTTTTATTTTAAAGATATAATTGTACCTTGTATCACATCCCAATAATTACCAGTAGGAATTGTAAATTTTCCATTTTTATCTTTATCATAAATTTGGAGATTTTCAATATCTACTGCAATTAACTTACCAGTATGTGGTGATCTAATAATTTGTGCTTCAATAACTGAAGACTTTGCAGACTTTGCAGATGTTTTATTATCCTTCTTATTAATAATATCATTATCTTTGTTATCATCAATATGATCATCTTCATCATGAACATAATGATTATCAAGATTAAGAGTAGATTTTGTAATAATAGTATTATCTTTTGTATTCAAATTATATTTTGAATCATTTGAATTATTATTTGTATTTGGTCTATAATAATTGTTAAGACGATTTACTAAATCCGGTTTATTTCCTTCATTTGATAGCTTTAGTTTATTTAATATTTCTATTAAATTATTTTTTTTCATTTTTGTTAATTCAGATTTTTTATAGGTTTCTTTAATACAATTCATATTTGTTGTATTTTCAATTTTTAAATTATTATTTTTATCACTATTCTCTCTATTATCGCTATTCTTGCTATTCTTGCTATTATTCCGATTATTGCTATTATCACTATTATCGCTATTATCACTATAAAATAAGTCACGTACTCTTTTCATTAAAACATCACGATTTCCAGAATCATTTAAATTATTATTAATTAATATTTGTTTTAAAACATCTTTTTTTAATTGTGTAATTTTTGTTTTTGTAGGTTTGTTATTTAAATCAAATGTTGACATTTTATTTGAATCACTATATGAATTATATCAAAATATATCAAATTATATTAATTATAAATTTGTTAATCAAGTAATTAACAATAATATTAAATCATTTTTATTATATTTAATCTAATTATGTTATAAAAATGATTATTTAATCAATCTAACTAATATTAAAACTAATATACAGTAGTAATAATAATATTTGTAATATTATTCGAATTAACAAATGATGAATAATAACTTTATTAATGATATTATAAATAAATCATATTTTAATCGAAAAGAAATAAATAAATCATATTTTAATCAAAAAGAAATAAATAAAAAAAAATATAAAAAGGACGAATATATAATTATGAATGAACTAACAAATAAATATTATTATAAAATAATTGAATCTATAAAACATTCTTTAAATAATCATAAACCATATTGTATTTTGAATTTTGAAAAGCAAGATTTTACTATAATGCCAATAACATATTCAAATTTGGAATGTGAAAATAATTTGGTAAGAAAATCAATTTCAGAGCTTGGTTTAGGTTCACCACAAACAATTGCATATAAATGGTTAAGATGGTTAACAAATATAAATAATAAATATTTGAAAGTGAATGATATAAAGGTTCCTTATTTAGGTAATCCAATTAGTTATAGTATTATTCCACCGTGGATTAAATTAATTAAATGCGATGAACATTTGGGACCTTTGTATAAAAGATATGATGATGATACTGTAAGAGATTCTATTTTGATAGAATTTAGATGGGACGAAATACCTAATAACAAGAAAAGATATTTTCATTCATCTCAAGATATTAATAATAAATGGAATACTAATCCTAAATATGATAATAGATTTAAGAAAGAAGTATCCGTAAAAGATTTAAAATATTTATTTGAAAAAACAGAACCATTTACAAATAATTACAAATAATTACAAATAATTAC